CCAAAAAAAGGGGCTACAAAATGAAAAACGAAAAAACAAAGATCAAGGCAGGCGCAAGCGCGGAGGTTGTAAAAAATAACGATCTGATGAGCGAAAACGATTTTAAATATTTTATTCTCGGAGCTATTTACTCCCGGCTAATATCAACCGGATTTAGCCTAAATAATAGCGAGGTGCGCTTATTATGCGGAAAATACCGGGATATAAAGGCAGATAACAAAAAGCCGGAGAATTTAATCTCTTACTTTATCAATACAGATAAAATCAAATAATCGATTTTTCTGTTTGAAAAAAACATTATAGGTGTTATAATAAAAAGGGTTGAGAAAATGATCGACAGGGCGGCGGGTATCTTTTTAATACTGCTCGCTCTGTTGGTCGTATTTAAAGCCGGATCGGAGATCGGCTTATTTATAGCAATAATTTTATTAATCTCCGGGATAATCTCACTACAAAGGGGCAAAGTATGCAAATCGACAAAGAAACAATTAAATTTATTCGCAGCGATGTTTTCGCCCGTCTGGACAAATCAGGGCTTAAAAAGGAAATGGAGAGCCTCGCGGAAGCAAAAAAGATCGCGCTCGCAGGTGAGAAAATCTTAAACAATGCTTTTTATGTTATAAAATTAAAAGCTATCCACGACTGGCTCGCAGGTGAAAAAGAGTAAATAAAGCAAAGGGGGCTTTATGACTAACCGGGAAAAATCAGAAAAAACGCGGATATATTTTGCGCCCTTATCTTGTTATATTAGAGAAAAGGGAGCGTAAAATATGAATAACTTAACGAAAAACGAGGCGATCGTATTACTATATATTGCGCTTGTAAATGGCACGGTATCGCAAAAAGTCGAGATAAAAGATATCGCGCAAAATACCGGTATCATCAAGCAAAACATATATCGGGCGCTTGAGGGATTAAGGCAAAAAGGGGCGATCGATTATAATAAAAAAACTAAAAAAACGGCGATAAAAGCGGCTTTTTTCGGAGAGCTCTTTAATCGGTCGATTTTAAAAATTGATAATTGTAAACATAAGGAAAACAACGACTTACAAAAACAAATATCAACATTGAGCGATATTTTATCAAAAATTAACGAAAACGGCGCTCAAATCTTAAAAATTGATAATTGTAAACACAAGGAAAACAACGACTTACAAAAACAAAACGGCGGATTAAGCGAGGGTGCGTTTATATCGGGCGAAAACGGCGATTTATATAAAATCGAAAACGGCTCAATCTTAAAAATTGATAATTGTAAACTCAATAAAAACAGCGATTTAGAAAAACAAAACGGCGGATTAAGCGAAAAAAACGCCGAAATATCAAAAATTGATAATTATAAACTCAAAGAAAACAACGACTTACAAAAACAAAACAGCGGATTTAACGAAGAAACTCCCACTATACTTAATATATATAAGAGTACTAATAATAATATAGTGGAAAAATCGGAGCCGGAAACTTTACCGGAAATAATAAGGCGCAAAAAGAAAAAAACAGCTCGCGACTTTATTGAATATTTTTCTTTTAAGTGTAACGAGTCAGAAATTGATTTTATCGAAAAAAAACAGTATTACAAAAACTTAAAAGATTTAAACGCCAAGCTTGAAAAAATGAATATCGATCTACTTGAGATCATCGACTTTTATTTTTCTGCTGGCTACAATGAAAAATTTCAATGGACAACGAGGGCAAAAACGCCGGGAAACTTAACTTTTTTTATTAACGATATTTTGCACACTAAAAAAACACTGGGGGAATAATGAACGAGATCACTCATCAAAAACAAATCGATATAGAGCGCTTGATTTTGTCGGTAATGATGCACAGCGAGGATAAGGTTTATCTTTGCATCGATCAGTTAAAGCCCGATGATTTCGCAAGCGAGAAAAACCGGGCGCTTTATGAAACTTTGATAAAAGCAATAAACGAGCTCCAAAAGTGGGAGATGACGGCGATCGTTGCTTATGCAAAAACCAAAAAATTTGGCTCGTTATATTACGAGGCTCACGAGATACTTGAAATTTTTTCGATCTGCCCGGCGGTCGATAATATTGATTTTTATATTTTTCAATTGAAAAACTTCTCGAAGGTGCGGAAAATATTCGAGAAAATTGTAAAAGTGAAGGGGGATATAACAAAAAAAGAAAACCTCGATTTTTCAAGTATCGCAAACGATCTCCAAAGCTTTTTGATCGACATATCGGACGATACGGGCGATTCTGATATCTCGATCGATCCTTATATCGACGATGTTTTTGAGGAAATTATAAGCAACGAGAGGGATTTAAGCGGTATATCTTGGGGCTTAAAATCGCTCGATCGCGTAACTGGTGGCATCGAGCCCGGCAAAAGTTACGTTATCGGCGGCTTAAAAAAGTCAGGCAAAACAAAATTCGCCTTAAACACTACGCTAAATATGATCAAGGCGGGGGTTCCTGTTGGTTGGATATCGCTTGAAATGGGCAAGCCTTATCTTTTGCGCTGGTTTTTGTCGCACATATCGCGCATACCGGCGGACAAGTTAAAAACCGGAAAAAACTTAACGGCGGCAGAAAAAGAAAAGATCGAGAAAGCTTATAAATATCTATACTCGCAAAAAAACAGGCTATTTATTGACGATCGCGCCGGGCTCGATATAAATCAAATAACGGCAGTTATAAGGAAATTTGCAATAAAAGGGGTTAAGGTTGTTTTTCTCGATTATTTGCAAAGAGTTAACATAAAAACAAACGGCAACGAAAACCGGGCAACGTCGATTCAAAAGATCGCCGTAGGGCTCGCTGATGCGGCTAAAAAGTATAAGGTAGGGTTAGTGTATCTCTCGCAGCTAAACAACGGTGCAGAGGGGCGTATAGCTCACATAGGCGATCTTAAAGAGTCGGGCGGCATCGGTGAGAGCGTTGATTGCGCGATCATATTAAACAATTTAGATCGTATATTTAAAAAACAGGATAAGCAAGACAAGGTTCGGCTCGTTATCGAGCAAAGGGACGGCGCGAGCGATGAGATCGATCTTGCAATAAATCTCGCTTTGTCGGAGTTTTACGATATCGATTATCGCAAAGATGCTCCGGTGCAAAACGTCGGTTTTTAGATTTTGCGTATTAATATATATATATTTTTATATATGACTTTTAGCTGTTGACAAATAGGCAATATTTTGTTAAATATAATAAATCGAGGCTCAAAGAAAGGGGGTGCCTATGACTTAACGAGATAAGCGGATCAGCAAAAAAAACTAATAAATAAACTAATCTAAACAATTTAGCAAAGGCAAAAAGGTTTTTGGAGTTGATCGCTTGCAGTAAAATTTTTGATATTCGAGTTTCCAAAATATAATTAACTAAAACCAAAACAGGAATTTTGTTCTCAAAGCCGGGCAATAATTGTTTTCCTTGTTTGGTATCGATTAAAAAAATAAACAAAGAACAAAAGCGAGCCTCGATTTTGTTTTTTTTAAGGTTAAAAAATGAAGATACTCCCTAAATATTTGCACAACAAAGCGGAGATCGTAGCGATAAACTTTTTGCGCGATCTTGGTTGTGTTAACACGCGCCGGGCGATCAAAACAAAGTTTCAAAAAGTCGACTTTTTCGGTGCCGATGTAGTAGGGAAGAAAACCGACGGCTCGACGTATTACATACAGGCAACGACGGGCAAAGCGTCGGCTTTATCACAGCGCAGAAAAAAGCTCCGCGCCGTCGATTGGAATAATAGAGAGCGTGTTTTTTTATTGCAGCTCGACGTTGAAAAAGTAAAAAATAAAAATAAGTATCTAATAAATGTATGGGAATTAATCGGCGAAGATTTTTATCTAATCTCCGAAGATCAAGAGATCGATAAAGAATATTTAAAAAATCCCTCGTAAAGCCTCCCGAGCAAACCTCACACACACAGGCAACCGGCGTTTATTTTTGCGCCGGTTTTTCTTTTTTAAAAAAGTTAACTTTTAACTTGACAATAAGACACTGTAAATGTATATTACCCTTGTAAGTAAAACAAACAAACAAAGGGGAAAAAAGATGGAACAAAGAAAACTAAAAACAGGGCTAAAGTTTAGGGAGTTTGATTCGGTCGCCGATGTTATCGCGGAAACAGAGAGGGCGCATAAAAAATACGCGGGAAGCCGCGTGCCCGTTAGCAAACAAAATGGCTACTCGCGAACAAGATTCACCGGCGCGGAAAGTTACGAGGAGGCGGCGGAAAAGATAAAAACATACTCACCAAAAAATAAAAAAGTTAACATCGACTTAAGCAAAATTGATCGCGACGCAAATCTTGAGATCGCGATAAATCGCACGGTATCGGGCGGCTCTCTCGATGTGGGCTCTTTCCTCGCCGGTGAGCCCGAGTGTTTCGTAGATATGGCGCCGACGGTTAAAAGCCGCGCCGTTATCCTTATCAACGGGGCTTATGCTCACTGGGCAAGCGACAATCTACTCTCGAATAAAGCGAGCTGTATAATGAGCTTGATCGAGGCGCTCGAGCTGAAATTTGACGAGGTTTTTTGCCTTGTTTATTTTGGGGCTGACTATCGAGGCAAGCGTTTTGCCTCTTTTGTAAATACCGGGAACATCGCAAATGACGCCTCCGAATATTACTTTTTTGCTGAAAAATCTTTTTTTCGCCGGATAATGTTTGGCGAGTTTGAGGCGGCTTGCGAAAATCCATACGCTCCGAGTATCACGGTTGCGAGTGATTTAAGGCGCGAGGAAATTTTTGAGGTTTTTGGTGATTTTGACGGGATAATCCACTTAAAAAATACCGACTATTGCAGATATGAATTTGATATGCGCCCGGAGGATTTTAACGACGAAAAAGCAAATAAAGCGTTAAGCTGTATTATGGAAATAATAAGAGCCTAAACAATAGCAAAGCGAGCCGGTTTAAAATACCGGCTTTTTTTTGTGTTAACATTATTTTAAAAAAAGTTAACTTTTTGCTTGACAGGATACACTTTGAGTGTTATATTACTCTTGTAAGTAATTAAAAACAAAACAAACAACACAAAGGGGCAAAAAATGAAAAATCTCGAAAAATTAACTGTAGCAGAATTGAGAAGCTTGGCACGGGAAAACGGCTTGACCGGTGCAGTGGTCTTGCAAACCAAAAAAGCCGATTTGATCAAGTTTATCGAAACTGGCGAGCTTCCTTCAGCTGAAACAAAAATCGAAACAAAAACCGAAACAAAAACCGAAACAGCAACAACGGGCGATTTGGGCAAAATGATTGCCGACGCGATCGCGCCCTTTATAACGATCGCAAGCAAACCGGTGGTCGATCACAAGCTTGAGGAAAAAGTTAACAAGCTTGAGGAAAAAGTTAACAAAATTGAAAAGCCTCTCACCATTGAAATAAAAAACGTTGAAAAAAACGAGATAAAAAATATCGGATTGCAGCACGAGCTTTTCCCGACAATCTTAAAACTCGCACAAGCTCGCATCGATATGATGCTCGTCGGCGCCGCCGGTTCGGGCAAATCACATATCGCCGCATCGATCGCCGAAGCTCTCGGTGTTGATTTTAGGTTTTTATCGGTCGGATTGATGACGACGAAAACCGATTTATTGGGATATATGGACGCCGTAGGAAACTATATCTCAACGCCTCTCCGTGAGGCATACGAGCACGGCGGCGTGTTCCTTATGGACGAGGTCGACGCCGGAAACGCCGGGATTCTCACCATAATTAACGCTATGCTTTCAAACGGCGTTATGGAATTTCCCGATAAAAAAATAAATCGCCACAAAGATTTTATCTTTATCGCCGCCGCCAATACATACGGGCGCGGCAAAGATAGAATGTTTGTAGGTCGCAACCAACTCGATGCGGCAACGCTCGACAGGTTCGCCGTGATTAATTTCGACTATGACGAGAAACTTGAGCTCGCTCTTGCCGGAAACAAGGCTTTTGTTAAAATCGTTCAAGGCATCAGAAAAAACGCTTTGAAAAAAGGGATTAAAATCGTCGTATCGCCTCGCGCCTCGATCAAGGGCTCGCAGATGCTCGAGCTTGGGTTTAAGGTTGATGAGGTGCTCGAAATGTTGATCTTTAAAGGTGCCAACGATGACACTATCTCACAACTAACGGCAGGCGTAAATTTAACGATATAAAAAATAAAAAAAACAAAACGAGCCGGTATTTAAACCGGCTTTTTTTTTGTTAAAAAAGTTAACTTTTAACTTGACAAGATACATTTAGGGTGTTATATTACTCTTGTAATTAAAACAAACTAAATCAAAGGGGAAAGAGATGAAATTTAAGACGACGATCAAAAAAGATTACGTTTATTTAGAGATTCGCCGCCCGGACGGTAACATTGAGCGCGTCGATATTACTCACGCTTATCCTTATGGCGTGAGCCCGCACGCTCTCGAAAAATTTAAAAGGGACACAAAAAAAGCCGGGCGCGGGGATATTCTCGGCGTTGTAAAAGAGCAAACCTCGCAAGAGGTCGATGTCGATATCCCGGACGGATCGGAGCAAATCGACGGTAGCTCTTGGCTGGCTCCGCTGGGAAATGGAAACTTTATGGTTTATAATATCATCAACGGAGTGATGCTCGTCGATGTAGTTTTTCGGCAAGAGGCGCTCTCTCGATTAAAAAAAGCCGGTCGAGATGACTTGATAAAAAAATATTTTCCAACAGAATGGGCGCAAAGCTTCTAATCTCAAAACAAAAAAAATAAACCGGCGGCGGTGGTCGTCGTCGGTAAATTTAAACAAAAGCAAAGGGGTTACAAAATGGACGAGAACAAAAAAAATGTCGCGGTGGATAGTCAAATCTTTTTCACAAAAGAGGCTCGAACGGCTCACGTAGCTTTTATTGCGACGTTGGGCGCATACGAGCACCACGAGGATAAGGGGGTGCGCAGCGCGGCGCTTGAGCTGGCTTCGATCAATTTAATAGAGGCTTGCGGGATTGATCCCGAGATCGCTGTAAACCTCGAGCCCGACTCCCGGAATAATATTGTAGAGGTCTTGCTGACCGGTTTTTTAGACTCAATAAAATCGCAGCGGAGAAAAGATTTAAAAATCTTTGTCGATTCAATCAAGATCGAGCCTCGCGATGATCCCGGCGATTGGTATAAAAATCTGATCTAATCTCTAACGAACAAAACGAGCTCGCTTTTTTAGCGGGCTTTTTTTTTGTTTAAATTTGGGCTTTTATGTGTTAACTTTAAAAAAAAAACGGAGGTTTTTAATGGGCTGGCTAAAAAAATTAAAAAAGATCGTTGATATCGTCAAAACAATTATCGACGTTTTACTCCCTAACGATCCGGGCGGATCAAACAGGGATAAACCTACAAAAAAAGATAAGGAGTAGTTTATGCAGTCAAACAATCAACTCTTGAGCTATGTGTTTTTTGCTGCCGGTGTGGTGGTGGTCGCTCTTAATATCGCCGGGATTATCGCCGATAATATGATGCTCGTTTTATTGAGCTTTTTCGGTTTTTCTGGTGTAGCGGCGTTGAGGCAATTTATCGAGGCGCAGGGCTGGAAAACATACTTTGCGGCGGCGATGGGCATTGTAGGGGTGATTGCGTCGGTGCTCTTGCCGTCGGTTGTTTCGCCCGATGTTTTGCAGGAATGGCTTTTATTCTGGGGATTGATCGCCGGGATCGGATTCACTCACGCGATCGGCAAAAATCAATATGGAAAATAAAAAACAAAAACCGGCGGCGGTGAAATTTGAGCTTTTCAATTGAAATAGTTATCGCGATCGCCGGTTTTATTGTTTCTCTTTTGTCGCTTTTGTATGTTAAGAACAGAAACGAGCTAAAGGATTTATCGGAGAAAAACGATAAACAGGATATAAAAATCGAAAACCTACTTATAAGATCGATTGAACAGGCGCAAAAAGTTAACTACTTAAACGAAAAAGTTAACATCGTCGAGGCGGATATCTCAAACCTTATAAAAGAGTTAAACAATAATATAAAAAGCTTATGCAATAAAATTGTGGAAATAGAAAAGCAACTAATATCGTTAAACAATAAGGGGCAATAATGGCAAAGGCGGGGCGCAAAAGGTTTTTTGACGAGCAGCAAAAAGAGCTTTTTATTAGGCTCGTCGAGTTCGGCTTTTACGAAAACATCGCTTGCGACTTGCTCGGCGTTAATAACAGTACTCTAACGAGAGAGAAAAAAAGAGATGCAGACTTTGCCGCAAAGATACACAACGCGCAACTGGGGGCGCTTACGAGCGTTTTAAGCAAGCTTTTTGTTAACATCAACGCGGGCAATCAACGAGCGATCGAGTATTTTTTAAATAATAGATTTCCAAAGCTTTTCAACAGCAGGGGGATCAACTATGCGGAGCTCGGCAGTGATGATAATATCAAAATAAAGGTTGAGATCGTCGATTGATAACGCTGCAAATAAAAAAGAATGTTTTTAATGCAAAATATTTGCCGTATCTGGAAAGCTATTCCAACCGGTTTGAGGTATATTTTGGCGGAGCGGCATCAGGTAAAAGTTATTTTGTAGCGCAAAAAAAACTATTTGCTAACTTAACCAAAGAGCGCCGGGTTACGTTGATCGCTCGCAAGGTCGGGAGGACAAACAGATACTCGACTTTTGCGCTGATCGAGGGCTTGATCAAGAGCTGGGGGCTTGCCCGGTTTTTTCGCATTAACAAAAGCGATCTTTATATTATAAACGAAACAAACGGCAACAGATTTCTTTTTGTGGGGCTCGATGACGTTGAAAAACTAAAATCTATCGCGGGGGTAACTGATATCTGGATCGAGGAAGCGAGCGAGATCACAGAGGACGATTTTAAACAAATTAACTTGCGCTTGCGCGGCTCGGAGGTTAAGGAAAAGCAAATTATCTTAAGCTTCAATCCGGTATCGGCTAACCACTGGCTTAAAAAATACTTTTTTGATAATAAGCCCGAGAATTGCGTATCGATTCACTCGACGTATAAAGATAATCGCTTTTTGAGCGATGACGACAGGGCGGAGATCGAGCGGCTCGCGGAGGTCGATCCGGTTTATTGGCGTATATATGGGCTCGGTGAGTGGGGTATTTTAGGCGGGCATATTTTAACGAATTACAGGATAGAAGATTTTGAGCCTTATGATTTCAAAAATCGATGGATTTTAGGGCGTCAATACAACGGGATCGATTGGGGCTTTAATGATCCGGCGGCGTTTATTAAAGTGGGCTTTCACGACGGCAAAATATATGTTTATGATGAGTTTTATCAACGCGGGCTTGATAATAGCGAGCTGATCAAGATCGGCAAAGATTTTTTTGATCACGGCGCGAGAATAACGGCAGACTCAAGCGAGCCCGCAAGAATTAAAGAATGGAAAAAAGAGGGCTTTAAGATCAAGGGGGCAAAAAAAGGCTCCGACTCGGTGCGCTTTGGTCTTGACTTTTTGCGTCGGCACGAGATCGTTATCAATCGATCTTGCCAAAATTTTATAAGTGAGATTCAAAACTACGTTTATCGCAAAGATAAAAACGGGGAGCTTTTAGAGGAGCCCGTCGATTTCAATAATCATCTGATCGATGCTTTGAGGTATGCGCTCGAAGATATCGCTCACGAGAGAAAAATTTTATTTTTAGCCGGTGGATAAAAAAAAAGAGGTGTTGCAATGATTAAAAGCGAAATAATGAGGGCGATTATCGACTCCGCAGACGTTCAGGGATTAAGCGCTATTTTTAAAGATTTAATTCTGCAGGATATCACGAGCCCGGATAAAAAAGATATGATCGACGGCGTTAAATATTACGACTGCAAGCACGATATAAATCTAAAGCAGCGCTATTATTACGACGCAAACCAACAAAAGCGGATCGACGCGACTAAATCAAACTTTCGGATAGTAAATCCCTTTCACGCTGATTTTGTCGATCAAAAGATCGATTATTTGCTTGGTAAAAAGTTAACTTTAAGCGCCGACAATGACGAGGCGCAGGAATATCTCGATAATATAAACAATAACGATCTGCATTTATTTTTGCGGACGTTAGGGACAAATATCTCAAACAAGGGCAAAGAGTATGTTTATTTTTTCGTTAACGACTCCGGCGCTTTAGATTGGGCGATTTTTGACGCGGCGACGATTGTCGTTATAAGGGACACAGGGCTACAAGAAAAGCCGATCGCTTATATAAGATACTACTCGCTTACACAGAAAACCGGCGACGGTGAAAAAGATTTTTGGCAGGTTGAATATTACGATAAAAAAGGCGTTCATCGATACAAGCAGAATGTTAACACGGGGCTTTTTGAGCCGGACGAGGCTCTCCCTTTTGAGCCTTATATCTCGATCGTTGATGCAACCGGTCGGGAGCGGTCTTATCGATGGATCGACGAAAACGGCGAGCCTTATATCCCTATTATCGAGCTAAAAAATAACGAAACAGGCGCAAGCGATTTAAAGCGGATCAAAAGGCTCGTTGATGCTTACGATCGGATCGAGTCAGGCTTTTTTGATAATATCGAGGACGTGCAAGAGGTTTTAAAGGTCATCAAGGGCGCAGGCGGGGCGGATATCGCGGAGCTGGTCGAAAATCTTAAATATTATAAAGCCGTTGCGGTTGACGATAGCGGCGGCATCGAATCGGTTGAGATAAATATCCCGACGGAGGCGCGGACGATCGCGCTCGAGCGGCTTTATAAGGATATTCACTTTTTCGGTCAAGCTGTTTTAATCGATCCCGAAAAGATCGCGAGCGGCATCTCCGGCGTTGCTCTCAAGTTTCTTTATAGCCGCCTCGATATGAAGGCGAGCCGCCTCGCTGTAGCGATCGAAACTTTTTTGCGTTCTATGCTAAAGATGGAGGCGTATTTGCGGGAATTAAAGGGGGCAAGAAAAATCGATTTTTCGGGCGTTGAGATTGTGTTTAATCGCTCGCAGATATTCAACACGGCGGAGGCTGTTCAAAATGTATTAAGCTCAACCGGAATAATCTCGCGGCGGACACAGCTCGCAAATCACCCTTTTGTTTTTGATGTTGATCGCGAGCTTGAACAGATCGAAAAAGAGGAAACGATATCGCTTGATGACAACGAAAACACGGGAGCTTAAACGTGCCTCAATATAGCCGGACGGCGCAAAAAATTAATCGCCTTATGAACAAGGGCGAAAAGTTAACAGACAAACAGCTTGCCGATCTTGAGCGGGCTGTTTTGGCGGAATATAAAGAGGCTCTCGCTGGTATATTAGCGGAGATTCAGGAAATATATTTGCGCTATGGCGACGGCGTAACATTAACGGAAATGAATAAATTTAATCGGCTTTTAATACTACAAAAAAAGATACGAGAGATACTTAAAAAAAAGTTTGGTATCGTAGAGAGCCGTATATTTTTAAACACGAAAAAGATATCGGAGATCGGCTTTTTTAACGTATTATTTGCGGGCGAGCAAGTTATAAGGAAAAGCATTAATCTGGGAAATTTGAATATCGATGACTTTATCGCCGCGCAATTAAACAAATACGATCTTATCAAATGGCGCGCAAGCACAAAACAGGCGCGGGATAAGTTAAACGCTATCATAAAAAACGAGATCACGCAGGCGCTTTTGCAGGGATACGGCTACAAAAAAACAGGCGTTAATATACGGCGGAGAATGGAAAAAAACGCCTACGAGGTTATTCGGATCGCTCGGACGGAGGGGCAGCGAGCCCGTAACGTTGGGAAGCTTGCCGGATATGAAAAGCTCGCGAAAACAGCGGAGGGCGCCGGTGTTGAGATAAGAAAAATATGGATAGCAACGCTCGACGATCGGACGCGCCCGACACACAGGCGGCTTGACGGGCAACGGGCGGACGATGAGGGATATTTTTCTATTGACGGGCTCAAGGCTCCGGCTCCGTCGCTTTTTGGTGTTGCGGAGGAAGATATAAATTGCCGTTGCACGGTTGGAATAGATTTAATCGAGCCCGAGCAGCTCGAGCGACGATCGGCGGAGGGAATAATCGAAAACATAAGCTTTGAGGATTTCGCCGCCCGGTATGGTTACGCGTTTTAATACTTTTATTTTTATGTATATATGTATATATTTAGATATATGAGCCGAGCGGGGCGTTAAGCCGCGATGTTAACACAAATAAAAAAACGTTAGCAACGGTAAACAGCGAAAAAAGAGAGGTTTTTAAATGGATTACAAAGAGATTTTTGGCGAGCTGTGGAGCGATAAGATCGCGGAAAAGCTTAAAAATTATAAGATTTTGCCGGTAAAAGATAGCGGGGAGGTCGAGATTAACGGGCAAGAGTTTATCCCGAGATCACGATTAAACGAGGTTATCGAGGCAAAAAAGGAAGCGCAAAAGCAGCTTGCGGAGCTCAAGGATTCAATTGAAAACCTAAAAAAAGAGGTCGGCGAAAAGGACGCGGTAAAGCAAAAACTCGGGGAGTTAACCGAAAAAATGACGCAGCTCGAAAGAGAGGCAGCGGAAAAGGTTAAACGGGTTAAGCTGGAAAACGCCGCAAAGTTCGAGCTCTTAAAAAACGGTGCGCTCGATACTGATCTTTTAATAAAAGCGATTGACCTCGAAAAAGTTAGTATCGACGGGGATCAAGTTATCGGGTTAAAAGAGCAAATTGAGCGCTTAAAGGCTGAAAAGTCTTGGGCTTTTGGTGATAAAAAAATATCCGGCGCTGATCCAAAAGTTAACATAAAAGCCGATCCCGATCTTGCGGGGGTGAAAAATCCTTTTGCGCCGGAAACTTACAATTTAACGGAGCAGGCTCGTTTATATCGTAGCGATCCCGAGCTTGCCGAAAAACTAAAAAACGCGGTTTTATCTAAAGCCGAAAAGTAACAAAAAAGAAAGAGGTAAAAAATGAGCAAGACTTTGATTTCTGATGTGGTTATCCCGGAGATTTTTGTGCCTTATGTTATTCAACGAACAGCGGAAAAATCGGCGCTGTTTACTTCGGGGATCATAAGCCAATTGACCGGGTTAAATCTCGGCAACGGCGGGCAAAAAGTTTCCTTGCCTTTCTGGAATGATTTAACCGGCGACGATGAGGTTTTAAGCGATACGACTCCGCTCACTCCGGCAAAATTTACCACAGGCGAAGATTCGGCGGTGCTGTTAACGCGCGGTAAAGCTTTCTCCGCTAATGATCTCGCGGGTAGTTTAGCCGGTAGCGATCCGCTCCGCGCTCTGGGCGATATGGTCGCCAATTACTGGGTGCGGCAGCAAAACAAAACGCTTGTAAATATCTTGAGCGGTGCTTTCAGTGCGGCAAACGCAACTAATGTTCACGATATAAGCGCTTTAGCTGGCACGGCGGCAAACATCAGCGGAAAAAGTTTCGTTGATGCGGCTCAAAAGCTGGGCGATGCGAAAGATCGGCTCGTTGCCGTAATTATGCACAGCGCGACGGAGGCACAATTAGCAAAGAATGATCTTATCCAATATTTTAAGGATTCTCAAGGGTCGGTTATCGTTAAAACCTTTATGGATAAAATCGTCTTAACCGATGACTCTTTGCCGGTCGCTGGTGATGTGTATACTACTTATCTATTCGGTGAGGGCGCTGTCGGATATGCAGAAGGAAGCCCAAAAGTGCCCGTTGAGGTCGATCGCGATTCTCTCGCCGGTGATGATATTCTGATCTCTCGCCGCCATTATATTTTGCACCCTCGCGGGATCGCTTATCAGGGGGCACAGATGCGCCCGGATAACGCTACACTTGCCGACGGGAACAACTGGTCGCAGGTTTATGACGGAAAAAATATCCGTATCGTTAAATTTGTGCACAAGTTAGATCAGGTGTAAAAAAATGAGTGTGTTTTTTCACTACTACAGGCAACGCAAGAAAAAAGAAAAACCAACGGAGGCGGACGAAAAACCGCCTCTCGTTGTAATTAAAAAACGCGGTCGCCCGAAAAAAAAGAGGGTAAACAAAAAAGATGATCAAATCGATAAATAACATAACTTTAAACGACACTCTCGCCAATTTACCTACAAATAAAGCCGAAACTCTTTTAAACTCCGCTCTTTATTATATAATTTCCCGGACGAAAAACCTTTTTATTAATAAGACAACTTTCATCGAGGGCGATTTTATCGCGTCTGCATCAGAAAAATCAATTTCTTTCGCCGGTGTTAACTTGGATTTTTTCGGCTATTATGCGGGCTGCACGATTAAACTTTGCGGGTTAAAAAACAACGGCTTTTTTGTAGTTCAAAAAATAGATGTGGATAAATTTTTTCTATATCCCGGCGAGTATGTTTTTGACGAGATGACGCGGGGCAACGTCGCTCGGGTTGATATACCGGCGGAGGTGTTAACGCTTGCCCAAAATATAGCGATCGATCTTTTAAATCGCACAGGTGAGGCGGAGATATCAGCGGAAAAGATCGGAAACTATTCGGTAAACTACACAGTATCGGCTCTCGGTGAGCGGGCGGCGTTTTACGAAAAAGCTCTCGAGCCTTTTAAAAAATTTTCTTTTTGGGGGTAAATCTTGCCTAAACCAACGATCGAGCTATATTCGGCGACGTGGAACAATCAGCAAAACAGTATATCGCAAACGGTTAACATACCGGCGGGCTTGAGCGATTCTCTCTTGCTCGTAGCGGTGCAATGGAATAATGACGGGCTCGAGAGTATTACATCGGCGACGATCGGCGGGCAGGCGTTAAATTTTCTCGCAAACTCGATTCAGTTGGACGACGCCCGAGAAGATATTTTTTATCTCGTCAATCCTCCGGCGGGATCGCAAACGATAACAATTAACTTCAATTCAACGACTCTCTGGGCTAATGTTCTCGGCTCGATAGTTTTATCGGGTGTTAACACGGCGGCGCCTTTTGGTCAGGTCGAAAAAGCGGCATCAAACGCGACGGGGAGCAGCCCGATGATTCTTTCGCCGCAGTCAACCGATAACGATCTTGTTTTTGCTTTTCTCGAGGGCGAAAATCTCGAGAGCGGCACAAATCCGAGCGAGCCCGGTCAGGTGCTTTTGTGGAAGATACTTCAAACAAACCAAAGCGGGCGCACGACGGCTCTCGCAAGCTACTTGCCCGGAACATCGCCAACAACGCAAATCGGATATAGTTTAGGGCGCATAAATCACAGGGTTTTAATTGCTTTCGCCGTTAAAGGGTCAAGCGGTCAACAAATCTCGGCGGATATTTTAGACTCGATAAAAAACGTTGACTCGAGCGTTAAGAATATCGCGACGATCTCCGCTTTGATTGATTTTGTCGGCTTGAGCGATCCGGCGACAGCTAAAAAAGAGGTCGCTTTGCTTGTTAGCGAAATATTAAAAAATACCGATTTAAGCAAAAATAATATTAACGCAAACCTTTTCGCCGGTGATTCGATTTTGCAGGTGGACAGCGGAGAGCGATCAGCAACAACACAGGCGGACGCGGGCGACGTTTTAAGCGGTTTTGATAGCTCTAAATCAATCGGCTCTATACTTGCCGACTTTTCGGACTTTGTTCGATCAGCGGGCGTTTATGGGGCAAATAAGGCATCTTTAGGCGATGTTTCGGACGGCACAACGGGCGGCGATGATCAGATCGCCAACAAGAGCGCTATTTTAGCGATGGCGGAGCTTTTAAATCTTGGTGATTTTGGCGTATCGAAAAAAACAATCGCGGCGCTTGTGCTTGCCGGTGTTAAGGCGGAGGATATCACGGCGGCAAACAGGGGCTTAATCGCCGCCTTGTCTGACTTGCAAAAATACACAGAAGAAATATTGCGCACAGGTGAAGCGATAGCGACGGCGGCGGAAAATCTCGATATCTCCGACGATCTTTTTTATCATATAGCGACGGCGGCGGCGACTATTGAGGCGCTTAACATATCGGACAACACAAAAAACAGCATTGCAAAAATAGTTTCTCTTTACGATCAGTATCTCGCAGATGATTCGGCGGAGGTCAAACTTGCGACGATCGCGCAAATCTCGGAGGCGTTAAAAGCTTTAGATGTTCGGGATCGGCTCGCGGCTCTGTATGTTTTATATTCTGACGATATAAATATCGCGGAAGATTACGCTCGGCAAAAAGCCGTTAGTGTGGTTTCTGCTGAAGCGTTAAAAACAGGTGAACAAAAGGACAACCGGGCGGAGCTGATTTTAACCGATTTCGCGGAGGTAAAGGTCGGAGATATTAACGCTCTGATGCTTTTATCTCAAAAGTTAACATCGGCGGGGGTTGATCTTTCGGATATAGCGGCGGTAATGGCGAAAATATCGGCTCTCCGGCTTTCGGGGTATTCTCTCTCTGATATTTTGACAAACACGGGCGCTTTTTACCGGTCGATATATGCGGAAAATATCTCTTTTTCGGAGGGTTTTTTAACCGATGTATTTAGTGAGGTGCTTGGCGTTTTATCGCAGGGGGCAAAATACGCTGACGAGGCGCTGCCTCTTATCGTAAAGAATCAGATCATCGAGGACTTTTTAAGCTTAACCGAGATCGCGGCGCTAACGATCGAGCTTTTAAAACTGTCGAGCGACGGGGAAAAGTTAACAGACGAGGCGACAATCGAAAAGATCGCAGGCGCGGGCGGTTTTTCTGGTGCTCTTGTTTCTGACTACATCGAGGCGCTTGTTTCGGTCGGTGTCTTGAGTGTTGATGGATTTTTTACCGGCGATTTAACACGATCTCTAAAAAGTGTAAACGCTTTTCTCGGTTTTGATTTGGTCGGTTTTTCTGATAATATTATCTCAAACTTGACGATAAGGGACGCGATCGCAAGCGGCGATATTTACTCCGACGAAGTTTTTTCTTTTGTAGTGTCGCAGCTAACCGGCGTAAATTTGGACTTGCTAAAATTCACCGACTCGGCGACGGCGGAAAGTATAAGGGAGGTTATCGCTCCGGCTTTTGTTTCTTTTTATGACGCGATCGCTGGCAGTGTCGGGCGGATAATTTCAGACTCTCATCTGTTAACTTTTGGCGATCTTTTCTTATTGCACAGGACGGCGGGCTCTGCTGTTTTTGATAGCTTTAATTTCGGCGATATAGCTATCACGGAGGGGCTAAATAGCTTGATCGCTTACGACAAAGTTAACCTTACGGACGCGATTACAAAATACGCCTCGCTAAACAAAATTTTAACCGATGTATTTATTTTTGGCGAGAATATTACATATAGCATCGGGATAATTGACGGTAAAGTGTGCTTAATTGTTTCTCACAAAATACCGGGCAATAATATTTATACAAAAGCGCCAAAAATTTTATTAAATTACAATAGTTCGATCGCGGAGGTTACGAGCAAAGAGCCGGAGGTAGTCTTATCCGGGCGATTGCCGACGATAAAAACCAACGAAAAAGATCAATGTTAAATCACACAAAAGGAGCAAAAAAATGGTAAACGAGGGCTTGAAAAAATTTAAAGGGCGGTTTAGTGTCGAGGCTTACGACTCTAAAGGAAGATTGAAGTTTTCGGAAAAATTTAACAACTTGGTGGTGGATAGCGGCATCGTTTATGCTTTAAACGCGGCTTTCGATTCAGGCACACAGGCGGCGGCTCAATATATCGGCTTAACCGACTCAACTCCGACGGTAGCGGCTGGCGATACAATGAGCTCTCACGCCGGTTGGGTTGAGGTTACAAGCTACTCGGAGGCAAATCGCCCGGTATGGGATAAGGTTTTGAGCGGAAAAACTTTCAGCAATAGCGCAAATAAAGCTCAATTTTCGATCACGGCAACAGTAACGATCGGCGGGGCTTTTATCACAACTGACAACACAAAAGGCGGATCGACTGGGACTCTTATCGCCGCCGGAGCTTTTAGCACGGGAGATAAATCACTTGATAACGGCGATACATTATTTGTGCAGTATGATTTCAGCGCAACAGATGACGGAGTGTAAATTGATTACAGTCAACGAAAAATCGACGGTTATTTTTAGCGCAAACTTTACAGACGAGGGCGGCTCTCCGGTTACGCCGTCGGCTATAAGCTGGAGCTTGACCGATGCGCTCGGCAACGTCGTAAATGGGCGGCAGGGCGTCGCTGTGTCGCCGCCGTCGCAGAGCGTTGATATCGTATTGACGGGCGACGATCTCGCTATCAACAGCGCCTATATTGGCAATAAACGCTATTTGACAATAGAAGCGACGTATAGCTCAAGTGCCGGTAACGATCTAAAGATCACGGAGCAAGTTTTATTTGAAATTATCGATTTGGTAAAAATTAAATGATCGAAAAATTTTACACTGATTTTGTCGATATTTACGCGCCCGTTGTTTCGATTGATTCAGGGGGCGCTGTTAACACGACGGGGCAGACGTTAAAAATCAGCAACGAGCCTTGTTATATCGAGCCGATCACGGAGAGAGATAACATAAAAAACGAGGCGATCTCTCGAGATGTGATTTTGCGCTTGTATGTTTCGGGCAGTGCTCCGATCGAGCCCGGCGATTTTATTTATTATGACGGCAAAAAATATATAGCCGAAAATGTTTTCGATCTTACAAAGCCGATCGGCAGATTAAAAAACGGGCACAAAGAGGCTCTATTAAAAGCGGCGGTTTAAATATGAAAAGCAATATTGACAACCAAAAAGCCCGTCGATATATACAAAAAAAGGTTAGGCAAAGAATGGCTATCGTCGCGGAATATATCGAAACAGCGGCAAAGCTACTCGCTCCGGTTGATACTGGTAACTTGCGCGGCTCGATTCGCGGATCGGTGCCTAATTGGTTCACTGCACAGGTCGGGACGAGTTTAAACTATGCGGCGCAAGTGGAGTTCGGCGGGACGATAAAACCGAAGGGAAAGCCTTTCGGCGCTGATGCGCTAACGATCCCGCTATCAAAAGAGGCAAAATTAAAAAACGCCGGAGAGTTTAGCGATCTCTTTGTTTTGAAAACAAAAACCGGGAAGGCTTTTCTTGTTCAGGATTTAGGCGGCGGCAATTTGGTTTTTCATTATTTGCTTGCAAAAAAAGTAACTCAAAAAGCAAAGCCTTTTTTGCGCCCGGCTATATACAACAGAAAATCGCAGATTGCGCAAATACTAAAGGGCGGTGTTAAATGATCGAAGAATTGAGAGCGGAGATTTTTGATCTGATCAAATCAACGGGGATCGATTTCGTTTATTACGATCAAGGCGCAACTGATCTTTTGCCGTCTTGTGTATTTACTTTTTTTAGTGCTCCGATAACAAGGGACACAGGCGGAGAGTTTAGAGAATTTTATTTGCAGTTTACAGTTTACGGAAGCTCGGCGGGATATGTAGAAAGTAAATCTCTTGAGATCATCGAAAAGTTAACACAAGAGCAAAATTTTAACTTAACCGATTTTTTTATCGAAAACGCGATCGCGTTAAGTTATATTATAGCAAAGAAAAACGAGGATAAAAGCTGGCGCGCCGGTGGTGAGATCAAGCTTTTATTGGTTGAAAAATAACAAACTAAAGGAGCTGCAAAATGGCAAAAAAAGTTTTAAAAACCGGTAAATTTACTTTTAACTCTGTAGTTTATCCGGTTACAGATATGAGCATCGAGGAAAGTTTCGACGAGATCGACGTAACAGACACGGGAACAACCGGCGACGGTAAAGAGTTTCTCGGCGGTCGCGCAAATAGAAGTTTTTCGGTTACGGTGTGGCTGGACTCTCAAGCTGCCGATATTCCTTTGAGCACGGAGGCGGCGGGCGAGATTGATTTCGAGGGCAAAAAATACGCCGGGCAAATGATTTTGCTATCCAAGACAACGGAGGGCTCTGTCGATGCGGGCATACAGCAAACATACAGCGGACGATTTAACGGTGCGGTAACTGTTACGCCGGAGCCTTAATAATTGAGGGGCTTTAGTGAATTTATACAGCTTTAAAAACAAGAAAAGAGCCTCGCTTTATTGGTTAGATGTTGCGGGGCTTTTTTTATATGCGCGGCAAGCGTCGGAGGCGCTCGATGCGTATGATTACTTTGAAAATATGATCTTTGAAAACGAAAAAGATTATTTTTCTTATTTGGTCATCGTTATTCATCAAGCGTTAAAGCCTAATATATGGCAGACAAAAAACATCATAAAGCGAGCCCGGTTGAAAAAGCTTATCGATCCGGCAAATCTTGCGGAAAAGTTAACACAAGAGGAAGCTCTCGAGCTTTACGATACGGTTTTAAAGGTTGAGAAAATAAAGGATTTAAACAGGGTTAAGGCGACTAAATCGGCGGGGCGGTCGCGGTTATCTCGCGGCGTTGCTCGCGGTCTGATTTCGGCGGTTTTTTCAATCCCTTATGATGCGGTCGAGTCTTGCGATATCGTAACTTATGCGGAGATGCTTGATAACGCTGCAAATATTTTAGTTTTTCAATCTGGGGGAAAGCTTAAGCACGAAACAGCTCTCGAGAGGGCGGAGAGAATGACGGAAGAATATAACTTTTTAAAAGTGCAGGGCTTTTTTAATGGCGGAAAATAGCGGAAACATCGGCGAGCTCTTTGTTCAGGTTAGGGCGCGGCTTGACGGGCTCGAGCGCGATATGGCAAAGCTCAATAATGAAATGAAAAAGGACGGCAAAAAAGCCGGGAAAAACTTTGCCGAAGGTGTCGAGCGTGGAACGAAGGGCTTGAGTAATTTTTTCAAGGGGCTTTTTGCTATCAGCGGCGCGGGTGCTTTACTTGGTTTGATTGCACAACTAAAATCGGCAACGGCTCTCGCTATCGAACAGGCAAAAGCGGAGAAACAGGTCGCTCAAGCTATCAAGCAAACAGGTTTTGCGGCGGGTTTCACGGCGAAAGAGCTATTTAAGCAGGCGAGCGCTTTACAGGCATTGACGGGAGTCGGCGATGAGGTTTTATTGCAGGGGGTAACAAAGCAACTTTTAACTTTCACAAACATCACGGGCGAATCTTTTGAGCGGGCTCAAAAAGCTGTTCTCGATTTAAACGCTGTTATCGCGGGCGGCAACGTCGGGAGTTTAACATCGCAGGCAATACAGCTCGGGAAGGCGCTCGAGGATCCGATCGCCGGGATCGGTGCGCTCTCCCGGTCGGGGATAACTTTCACGGATAAACAAAAAGAGATGATCAAATCCCTCGTTGAGCAAAATAGAATATTTGAGGCTCAATCGATCATTTTATCGGAGATCGAGGCAAAATACGGCGGGCAGGCGGAGGCTCTCGCGCAGGCGGAGGCGGGCACGTTGCAATTAACGGCGGCGCTTGGCGATATGTTTGAGAGGATCGGCGCAAAGGTCTTGCCTGTTTTGGCAAAGTTAACTCCGGCGCTGACTCGGTTTTTTGATAGTATCTCTCCGAGCCCGGACGATGTTCAGCTTTTGCAAAATGAAATATCGGAAATAAACACACTTGCAACAGCGTTGATATTCGCTCGGGACAACGAAAAAGCGCGGCTCGAGATCATCAAAAAGTTAAAAGCGGCTTATCCCGATTTTTTGCAACAAATCGGCGATGAGGTAACAAATACCGACAAAATAAAATCGGCTCTTGACGAGGTAAATAAATCCTACATAAAGCGCTTGACGGTGTTAAAAGCTATCAGCAAAGAGCAGGCGGCGGCAAACGATATCGCCGATATTCAGCTAAACATACAAGAGAATTTATTGCGATTCTCGGAGTTGGTTTCTCGGTCTGATTTTAAAGAGAGCTTTTCATCTTTTTTTGATGTTAACATCGAGAGCGTCATCAATGAGGGCGATATAGATCAAACGATTGAAAATGTTAGAGCTTTGATCGAAAAAACTAAAAAGGATTTAAAATCGAAGGGCTTGAGTGATATCGAGATTTCACAGATAATAAGAGCGCGATCGGATATCTCCGGCTTTATTGACTCAATCGAGCGGATCGACAGCTATCAAAAAGAGCTAAAAACAAAAAACGAAGAATTTAAACAGCTTTCAGAAGATCGCCGGAAAATAGCGGAGGCGCTCGGTGTTGATGAGGGCGATCTCGTCGTAAAGCCGAAGGTTAAGGTAAAAGAGCCGAAAAAAAGCGATCTTGATTTTGATCTAAACGCTTTAATCGAAAAAGCAACGGAGCAAAATTTATTTATACCGATCACGGTAACGCCTCAAATTAAATCCGTATCGGATATATCGGAGGCTCAAGAGAAGCTATTCGACGGGCTGAAGTTCGAGGCTCAAGGTTACTATGATTACAGGGTTTCATTGATACAAAAAGAAGCCGACGAGATGCTCCGGGCGGGTGTTCGCGCCGTTGATGTTCAAAGTTATATTGTGGCGAAAAACAAAGAGCTTTATTCTGATTTTTTCGAGTGGTTGAAAACGGAGAGGGAAAAACAGGGCGGCGACTCCGGCGGCGATTCTGGGGGGTTTATTTTAAATACTGCAAAGGTCGATGAGGGATTGCAAACGATCACGGAACAGCTCGGGGATTCAAGCGAGATCGCTTTAGCGGCTTTCGACTCGATGGCGGCGGGCTTTAATTCTGTTTTTGATGAGATGATCATATCGGCGGAGGGTGCAAACAGTGTTCTCGAGCGGGTTTTTGTGGATATGGCTAATACTTTTATTGCTCAACTCGGCAGAATGACGGCAAAGCTACTCGCTTTTGAGGCGTTAAAGCTCGGTTTAAAAGCTTTCGGTGTTAACATACCGACACTTGCGAGCGGTGGATCAATTGTAGCCGGTAGCGGCAAGGTGGCGGGCGGTGTTGCGCCGAAGCTTGCGAGCGGTGGATCGGTTAAGGTTACACGGAGCGGCTATCAGAAGGCTATCAGGGCGGCATCTGGGGGCTCTTTTATCGTGCCTCAAGGTTTCAACGATGATTCTTTTCCTATATTGGCGCGGACGGGCGAGCGCGTAACGGTTGAAACAGCCAACAAAACAAAACTGCAAACCGACTCAATGAAGCAGATTTATCAAACGATCAAGGCGTTAAATTTTAACCTATTACGGAAAAAAGATCAGTTTACTTTTATCGCGGACGTAGCGGGAAATTTAAAGGGCGAAGATATCAAGCTCTCTTACGACAAACGCAACAAAATTGAGAGGCGCTATCAATAAATGGGACAATTAACGATAAACTTTCCAACGATCTCAACGGCGACGGGTGAAAATATCGATTTAAAGATCATATTTGAAACGTCGAGCGGCTCGGAAACTTGGGACTCAAGCGCAAATCAAATATATATTAAAAATTTGGGCTCTTTTGAAACGAGCTACAATTTAAACGATTTAACGCTAACGACGAGCTTTTTTAAACCGGTTTTGATTGATATCGGAGAAACTTTCGCCGGTTTGGTTTTTGATAGTGCGGGAGTAATTGAGCCGGAGGCGACGGTCGAGCTGTATCGGAATAACACTCTTGAGTTTCGCGGTAACATCGTAGAAGATAGCTTTGTTTTTTCGAGATCAGAAAAAACGATCGAGTTTAGCGTATCTCCAAAAACAAGCGATTTAAACGATCAATCGCTTTTTGATGATGATGATACTCCCTTAAATCCTTTCGGCTATACTTTAGGGACACTCGAGAGCTTGCGGAAAATCCTCGCTGATATATACGGGACAATAGAGCCCGGTGTTAACACGGCAAACATAAGTATTTTTGACGGTTGGAATTTAAGCGGAAAACCGGTATCGGGCTCGCAGGTTTATTTTGACGGTTTAAAGGTTGAAAATACTTATATTTTTATTAACGATCTTTTTTTTGAGCCGGTCTATGGTATTCGGACTCTCGGCGATGTGTTAAGGCATCTCGCCTCTGTGTGGTTCGCTTTCACGGGGCTATTGCCGGACGGTCGCGCTTTTTTTCATCAGCTTTTTAATTTTAGCTCTGGCAATTTGCAGACGATCGAAAAGATTTTAGATATCGAAAAGCAACGCCCGTTTAGTCGGATTCAATACGTCAAAGTAAAATCTGGGGCATCGGGCGTATATTCTAATATACCGGAGTATACACAGGGCTCTTATACGGCTAACAAGGATCGGCGGCTTGATATAACGTCGGCGGTTTTGTTTTACGAGAATTACAACGGGTTAACATATAGCGGGGTGCAGGCTTATGATCCGACGGGCGGCGATTTTTACTGGGTTTATAGGGCAAAAAATTTGCCAAACGTTATCTTTTGGGCGGATCACGGAGAGGCTCTCGCTATTTTATGGCTTGCCTATAAGGGCAATTTTTCAAAGTTACAAACCGAAACTTTTTACCTCTCCGGGCTCGATTATGACTTTTTGAAGAATTTCCAATATAACGGGAAAAACTATCAAGTAATAAGGCTCAAAAAAGATTTTGATAACTTAAAAACAGAAATTGAGGCTTTAATAGTATAAGGATAAAAAAATGGCTATATTTGGGACTCAAGCGCCAAAATATGAGATCGGCGGCACAACGGTAAACTTGGACTTTTCAAATATTCTTCGGGACGAGCCGGAGATCAACGTCGCGGTGCATCAAAGCAAACTTTCAGGCGATCGCTATATCGTTAATAGATTTAAACATTGGAATTTCGATGTTATGATCAACCTTTTTAAATACTCGAGCCCGTTAAACTTTTATCAGCTACTCAAGGGGCACGAGGGGCAGCTCGTCGATAAGCTCTGGCGACACAGGGACGGGGACTTTTTCAAGGACGCGGCGGGCGATCCGGTTAAATTTTACCTCGCAGAAGTAACGGCGGCGGCGCTCGAAAATATTTTGTGGCGCGATCTCGTTCTTTTGAGGTTTCAATCTGTTTCTAACATCGCAGAAGATTACGCCGTCGCTGTGCCTCCGCAGATTTCGGAGGTTACGGTCTTAACTCCCAAATAAAAAAACAAAGGCTTAATTTATGGCTGCATCAACTTTTCGAGTCTATCTTTGGAACAACGCAACAAATCAACTTTTGACAGGATACGGCGGATATGTTTTTATCGTACCGCAGGGACAGCCGCCAAATCAAAACTTGCCTCTATCGGAGGACGTTATAAATCCCGGCTTATACTATCGCAACGGCGTAAATGGGGGATATTACGATATCTATATCGATTTGAACAAATCGGGGAATATCACCTCAAGCGATTTAAAACTCTCGGGCGCTTGGCAGCCGATCCCGGACGATGAAGTTAACGCAGACACTATCGAGGACTTTTCTATCGAAAATATCAACCTCTCGCAAGAGTGCGTTAACACGGGAAACATAGCGCAAAAAGCGGTTACTCTGCAAAAGCTCGCCGATGAGGTTATCTCTGCAATAAACGCCGGTAAATATCCGCCGGACAATGTAACGATCGAAGTAAATCTATCAACCGGCAAGCTACAAATAAAGGACGGCGGCATCACGGGCGCAAAGGTGCAAAACGGGGCAATAGACAGCCTTAAATTAACGATCGGACAACAAGGCAAGCTCTTTATCGGCGATGATTTCGGCGGCGTTATAGTGGACTATATCGGCACGGGCAATATACACGATCAAGCGATCACGCTTGCAAAATTGGCGCAAGAGGTTATCGATTACATTGATGCAGGGGGCACAGGCGGGGGCTATCCGCCGGACAATATAACGATCGGGCTTGATCAATTTAATCGCCTCGAGGTTAAGGATGGCGGCATCAATGGAGCAACAAAGATCGCACAAGAAAGTATTACGGGCGACAGGATAACAGACGAAACTATCGAGAGCCGATCTTTACAAGAAGGCATAATTTACGCGGCTCACCTCGAGGCGACGGCGCTCGATCCTAATAAGTTTGAGCGGGGCGCAACAGCAACGACACAAGATAGCTGGAAGATTAAAACCGGATCGATCGAGCTCGCGGAGCTATCGCAAAATGTCATCGATTTTATCAATAACTCGGACTTGCCCGGCTTTGCAAACGTCGCTAATTTCGGCGCTGATCCAACCGGGACAAATAGCAGTTCTCAAGCTTTTCAGGACGCGATAAACTACTTATACAACAACTTTAGCGGCGGAACGGTAATAATACCGGAGGGCGTTTATAAGATTTATATGGTGCAAATAAAGCCTAATATAAGCTTTTTAGGTGTTGGCTCTGTAGAATTGCAAGAGGGCACGGTCGCTCCCGATCCAAATACTACAACTTATCCGGGTACTATAACTAATTTCGGTATGCTTATCTTTTACGCCTCTCCGGTTTTATTCTCAAGATTTTTAGGTTTTGAAAATCTGAAATTTACTTCGGAGCTCGGCGGTAACTTGTCGGGGATTAATATCGTAAATAATTGCGATTCAGTAAAGATAAACAACTGCATATTTTTAACAAAAGGCGTCGATTTAAATGTGTTCGGCGCGGAAATAAAAAACTGTTATTTTAGCGACACAAAGCTTAATTTTTTAGGCGGTAGTTTCGCTGCTTTATTATCAACAAACAACGCAGCGAATATTTTAAATAATGTTTTTGACAATACAAGCTTGAGGTTAACGAGGTCGACGGGTTTAGTTTCTTTTATCTCGGCTTTAAATATTCAAAACAACCTAATAAGAATAAAAGCCGGAGTTTCTGGTATATCGGCGAGCGATTTGATCGAGATCAAGGGGGTTTCTGGCAATATTAACATCTCGGGAAACTATATCTCAAACGACTCGGCTCTCAATATAGGGGCGATATTTATTGATGCGCGGGATAATATCGCGGGAAACAATAACAAGCCGACGGTTAATATCTCTCATAACAAAATAACCGGCTTCGGTAGCGGATCATCAAAGGCGATATCTATAACATACAAGGAAACTTTTCAATCTGTCGCAACGGTAGCAAATAACGAGATAACTAATTGCGTCGGCGTTGTTTTTAATGGATCGAAATTTAACTTTTTAGGTAATATCGTAACAGACAAAGCGGGAAATATAACTATATACTTTTTTGATGTTCTTGTTAATGGCGATCGAGGCGGGGTAAATATATCCGGCAACGATATTTATTGCTCTTTTAATCACCTTTTCAGTATTGGCTTCAATGGCGTAAATAATAGCAACGCGGGCAGTCAATCGGCTTTTTTAAGCGGGAACAATATAACGATCAATAATGCAAACCGAGTTTTTTTATCTTTAAAATCGACAGCTCAAAGCTCCGGTAAATTCAACTTTTTGATAAAAAACAACCGGCTAAATATTCTCGCCTCGAGTCAATTCTTGGACGGTGCCTCAAATTTTTCGGGCTCAAAAGTTAACTTTTCGGAGAATGATATAAGCTCGGTGATAGATTGCAATTTTCAAGGGGCGGAGCTCATCGCAAAAAATAACGTTATAAAAGGGGCGGGCTTATGGTCAAACGCAACGGCTGTTATAACTGGAAACAGTATCGAGGGGGCTTCGACGGCGATCAGATTATCAACACAAAGCAGCGGCTCGATCGTTGTTTTTAACACGATAAAAAACTCGACGGCGGCGATAACTGATCAGGGCACAAATAACACGATCTCAAATAACGTAATTGTTTAAAAGTTAACACGGTTAAAAACTGATGATCTCAAAAAACTTTATCGACAAACAACACAACTTTTTGATGATGCTCGCGGCGCTTTTGCAGGTTACGGATAAACTCGGATATAAAGCCTCCGGTGGTGAGCTATATCGCCCGCCGGAGCTTGCGGCGCTTTACGCAAGACAAGGGCGCGGCATAGAAAAGAGCTTACACAGCCTCGCGCTTGCCGTTGATATAAGGCTCTTTAAAGATTACAAATATCTGCAAACAACCGAAGATTACGCCGAGATTGGTGAAATATGGGAGCGATTCGGCGGAGCTTGGGGCGGCAGATTCGGCGACGGCAACCACTTCTCGCTATCTCACAACGGCATCAAATAAAAACATAATCAATGTATATTTTGCTTGACTTTCAGTGTTAAACATATATATTTATATATATATGTAAATTTATTATTTTAATCAACACAAAGGGGCGACAATGAAAATCAACTCTATTATGCAACGCGCGGCAAGTTATAAGCCGCCTCTCCCTCTCCCTATTCTTTACGCTGTTTGCATCGCTGCCGGTTTAGTTTCGGCTTACGGTAGCGGCTATTTTTTTTATTGGATTTATACGATCGATTCGCCGGTTAGATATGATTTCGACGTTTTAAATCCGAGCTGGCTTTTGGGTATGCTGGTTGGCGTTTTAATCTCTTTTGATATATACGCAACTAATTACAAATATGGTGCAGAAAAAGCGGTTTTTAAGTTATTCGGAGAGGTGAAAAAGCCGGAAAATATTAACGATATTTTGCACAAATTTATTGGCGTTATAAAGCCCTTAAGGGTAGCGGCGCGATATACAACGATAATCGGGTTTAGCTGCCTAATGTTCGGCAAGATCGATATATTTTTTCAGCAAAATTTTATCGCCGATGATCAGATCACTATCTTAAAAAAACAGCTCGAGAGCATCGAGGCGGTGCCGGTGGTGCCTTTCGAGGAAACGGCTCAATTTAAACTATATTCGAGCGGGTTAAATGATGGTATCTTAAAAAACGATAGCTTTTATATTGCGGAGCTGGCTCGGGCGCGGGCGGAGTATGCGGCAGGTATAGCGGCGCGGCAAGAGCAGGTCGATCGCCTAAAAAATGAAATATTTAACGCACAAAACAAAACGGTAAAAGTTAACAATATCGCTTTTTTTGATTTTTTCGCGGAGTGGTATAAAATCCCTAATACTTTGCTCGTTATCTTGAGTATTATCATCGCCGGATATGTGGTAGATAATGTTTTCGGTTTTATCGCTGCCGAGATCGGTGAATATACGACACACAGCTCCGTAATGGATAGTTTTATCGTTAAGGTTGACGAGATCGGCAACGACAGCGGCAACGATCAGGCAACCGGCAACGGGTCGAAAATACCGGAGTTTCTCGCAGGAAATAACGGGGGAGAGGGGGAGATCGGCAACGGTTACGGAATAGACTTCAACAGCCCGAAAAATCAACTCATATTAAACGCCTTGCGGACTAAATACGGGCGTATCACCAAGACAGGCGAGAGAGTTTCTCTCTCTGATATCGCCTCCGATCCGATGATCAATGTTAGCCGTCAATATGTGAGCAAAGTAAAAGCGGCGGCTATTGAGGCGGGAATATTAAAAAATACTTTTTTCGATAAGTTAACATAAAAAAAAAGAGGTGAAATTATGCGCATAATGGACAAAGAGGACTTAATTAAAAAAGAGCTTTTCGAGGAACAAGCGGAGGAATTGCAGGAAATTATAAACGAGCTCGCTTTAAATAACCGGCGGCTGATCGAGCGGGTTAAGCAAGAGGAAAGAAAAGCGCGGGCGCTCTCGCTGTTGCTCTTTATTATTTTTACTATCTCAATGTATTTTTTGCTTGACAAGCTACACTAAAGGTGTTATATTAAACAGTAAATAAAAATATCAATCAAACAGAAAGGGGTATTAAATGGACAAAAAAGCTTTTCAAAAAAAGCGGAGGGAGCTTTTGGACTGCCTCCCGGATCGACGGCAGCGCTACGTTTTGGGGGTGCTGTTTGGTTTTTCGCCGGTCTGGGCGCGAAAGATCATCTCCGAAAAAGAGCGCGGTGAGCGAGGGATAACGTCGCAGGACGAGGCGGCGTTTATTTTGTTGAGTGAAATTAAACGGCTCGCCGGTGATAATTTCGGCGATATTCTTAAACGAATCATAAAGGGGGTAGAAGATGAAAAAGGGCGTTGAGTGGTTAAAGGCGCGGCGTGAGTATATTGGCTCGAGCGATGCTCCGGCGTTGATCGGGGCTAATCCTTACAAAACAATATACGCGCTTTATCAGGAAAAAATATCGGAAGATGAGCCCGATCCGTCTCCGCCGTCGCAAGCGGCAAAAATGGGTAATTTACTTGAGCCTATAATAGCGCAGCTTTTCGAGGAAGAAACGGGACTAAAAACGATCGACACAGACGAGGCGCGAGTTTACGAATCTCCGGTAAATCCGGCTTTCAAAGCCGAGATCGATCGCCTCGTTTTAAACGAAAAGGGCGAAGATATCGGGATTCTCGAATGCAAATCGACGTCTGGTTTTGCTTGGCGGGCAAATAAGGGCGAGGCGGTGCCTCCCTACTATTACGCCCAAGTTCAATGGCAGCTTTGGGTTTCTGGTTACAAAAAAGGCTGGATCGCCGTATTAATCGACGGGCGAAAGTTCGAGATTTTTGAGGTCGCGGAGGATAAGCCTTATCAAAAAAGGCTCGAGGAAGCGGCAATAAATTTCTGGCAGGTGGTTAAGGATAAAAAGCCTCCGGTGCCGGACGAGGCGGAGATCGAGGACGAGCCGGGCAAAAAAAGCAAGATAATAAAAACGATCCTCGCCGACACTTTCGGCACAGTAAAAGAGGAAATTTCGGAGCTTAAAAAAGTGGAGGATTCTTTAAAGGAAACTTTTCTCGATTTTTCAACGGTATTCAACGCCGAGAAAATCGAGGGCAACGATTACGAGGTGAAAATATCGGAGTATGATTCAAGCTCACTCGATCAAAAAGCGCTCGGCGAATTTCTTGGGAAACACGGAAAAACGCTTGACGACTTCAAAGCAAAAAAAACAACGAAAAGAATAACAGTAAAGAAAAGGGGCTAAAAAATGAATATCGCAAAATACTCAAACAAAACATCGATCGAGATATATAACGACTTGAGCCGGTATCGCAAACAGCTTGAAAAAAGCTTGCCGAAAACGATCTCGGCGGATCGGTTTTTGCAAATAGTTACAACGATGATCGCAAAAAACGCGGCTCTAAAGGATTGCACGACTCAATCAATCATCGGGGCAACATTAAGCACGGCGCAAATAGGGCTCGAGCCGATCCCGGAGCTTGGGCTTGTATATTATGTGCCCTACAAAAACAATGTTCAACTGATAATTGGATATAAAGGTATGATTCAGCTCGCTTTGCGATCTCCGCAGGTTAAGGAAATTTACTCGGAGGTTGTTCGAGAGGGCGACAAGTTTAGGGTTACAAAAGGGACAGATCGGGCGATTTATCACGAGCCCGAGTTTAACACAGAAAAAGCCGGAGATATCATCGGCGCTTATGGGGTAGTTAAACTAACCAACGGCGGGACTTTTTTCGAGTATATCGATATCGACAAAATAAACGATATTAAATCACGGAGCGCCGCCGGAAACTCAAAAAGCTCGCCGTGGCATACCGACTTTGAGGCAATGGTTAAAAAAACAGCAATAAGGCAGGTTTTTAAATACGTGCCTCTCAATTCTCAAGCGGAGATCGGTGTCGCTATCGATGAGGCGGTGATAGATACCGATAAAATCGATTTAGGCGATATCAGGAAAGAGTATAACGATCCGGGCGATGAGATTATCGATCTCGACGATGAGCCCGACACAAGCCGCGAAAACGCCAAATTTAGCAACTTCCTATTTGAAAAACTTTACAAGGATTACAAAGCCGGGAAGATAAACATCGAGGACGAAACAGACATCGCCGGGCTCGAGCTTTTCGCTGCGGAGTATGCGGAAGGTAAAACCGATCCGAGCGAAGCGCAGATGTGGGCAAACTTCCTCCGGGCGGCAAAGAAAAATACAAAAAGTTAACACGATATAAAGGCAAAAGGCGCCCGGAAAAACCGGAGCGCCTACTTGCCCAAACAAAACACAAAGGGGGATTTATGATGTTTGATAAATAAATATATATATAAATATTTAGATATGAAAGGTAAAAAAATGAAAAGAGAAAAATTTTTATTGCTGGTGATCGTTTTAAATATATTATTTTATATCGCAGTATTTTATTTTTTGAGGTATTACTTATGAGGTTAAATTGCTTTTTAGAGGTGATTCTTTTTATTGCTATTTTTGCAAATATCCGGTTGATGCAACCGGTCGCCCACTATCGCCGGAAGCGGTTTTGTATATATACAAAAAAATAGGTATAGATAAATACTTAAAGCGATCTAAAGCTATCGCTGGGCAATGCTGCACAAACAACTATAAACCAAAAAAAGGGGCTACAAAATGAAAAACGAAAAAACAAAGATCAAGGCAGGCGCAAGCGCGGAGGTTGTAAAAAATAACGATCTGATGAGCGA